TTACAGCCATAGTAGGTTGACTGCAAACTAAGTTTCCAAACTGCTGCTTGCCTGTCATTCCATTATTGATATTCATATTCTGATTAATTATTGATGAATTACCTACAGCATTAGGTTGAGCCTGTACATTTGTATCGCCTTCGGCTCTTGCTTTATTACTGACTAAAGACAGACAAAGAAGTGATAACGCTAGTGGTCGTAATCGAATCATTCTGTGTAATTTTTTCAGTCATTTGATTAGCAGCCCTTGTAGTTATAGACAAAGACCAATCGCTAGTTACAGTTTTTGGTGTAAATATTGCATCTGAATGAGCTATACCACCACTAGAAGCACTTGTAACCTCTATGTTTGAAGCTTCCCAAGAATTTATTGCAGCCCCATATTTCTCAGTCACTACCGAGCGGGTTATTGTCTGAGTAGTATTCTCTGTACGGTTACTAGAACCAGTAGTCCAAGAAGGCACTCCATTGGCATATACAGGACTAAACAAAAATAAAGACAGCAATAATAGCTTTTTCATTTTTTATCAGTATCTAAGGTTAATTTTAAAGGAGTTTCAATACGAACGAGTTGTGTTTTACCTAACACTTCCTGTAACTCAGCCTTTACGTTAGTACCATTCTTACCTTTCTCACCACCTTTTTGTGTAATAGAAGCTCCAAAACTACTAGCAAGCCCTACAAAAACCGAAGCGATAAAAGTTGGATCTATTTTCTGCTGCGGTATTCCTAGTTTTGACAGATCTAAGTACGATAATGACAACATTGCTGTAGCCCAGGTCAACAAAATCAGTCTGACCCCTAGTGATACCAATTCAAATTGCTCCTCTCTGCAAGGTACAGCTTCTTGTAATTTGAACCATACACTTTTCTTTTGTTCTTTTGGTTGTTCTGCCATAAATGAATAACTACCTAAGTATGGGGAGATAGCGTTATAGGCTAATCATAGGTAGTTATGGCAAACTTAACAAATCTTGGTATGTTTGGAAAGTAACACATTACTTTTATGTTAAAGATTTTAAAACCAATACTGCTAAAATTCTTCTCTACGACTGCTGTTAAGAGGTTAGTAGTGGACTTGCTTCGTGCAATTTGTAAGCAGACCTCAAATACATTGGACGATAAAGCTGTAGATATGTTGGAGTATCAATTATTTCCCAAACAGAACTAATGAAAGATAAAGACTTCTTTCATATACTTCTAGGTGAACCACCACCAGAAGTAGAGTTTGAGATTGAACTAAAGATTAGAGAAGTAAATCAACTACCTGATTCTCTATTAAGACAACATTGCTCTGATCTTGTGAGACACTCAAGACTACAAGACCTATTGCTTACTGCTGCTCTTACTCGTATGTCAGAATCAGAAAGCAAATGCTTTAGAGCAGAACAAAAGCTTCATAAATATAAACAAGGTAATATTTTCAATAAGATTCACTATGTCTTGTTTGGCAAAAGACCTAAAAAGTGATTATATTAATTCATAAATACAGCTAACTATGGATAAGAATTTTAAATTATTAGAACAGTTACATCTAGTCTTAGCTCAAGAATTATTAGACAAAGTTAAAAGTGGAGAAGCAAAGGCAGGGGATCTAAATGTAGCTAGACAGTTCCTTAAAGATAATGGTGTTGAATGTATTCCTGTAGAAAAGAATCCTATGGAAGAACTAATGTTAAATTTACCAGACTTAGATGCTGTACCTTTAGCTGATTTATGAATTGTTTAAATTGTAAAGCTGAATTAGTTTGGGGTGGAGATCATGATGCAGAAGACGATAGCGAATATTCAATTATAACTAATTTTTCTTGTAAAAAATGTAATTGTTATGTAGAAGTCTATCTTCCAAAAAATGCAGCCATTACCTAAAAAACTACAAGACTTTAGATATTTCTTAATCGTTACCTGGAGACATCTAAACCTACCAGACCCTACACCAGTTCAGTTAGACATAGCTGAATACCTACAATATGGTGCTAGACGTAAGATCATACAGGGATTCAGAGGTGTAGGTAAGAGTTGGATTACTTCTACATACGTTGTGTGGAGACTTCGTATGAATCCACAGCTTAAATTCTTAGTTGTCTCAGCCAGTAAAGACAGAGCAGATAATTTTACTACCTTCACTATGCGTCTTATAAACGAGATGCCTATACTATCTGATTTGATCCCCAGAGATGACCAGAGAAACAGTAAGGTAAGTTTTGATGTAAGACCAGCACAAGCCGATCATGCACCCTCCTGTTCGTCCAGAGGGGTCTTAGGGCAGATGTCTGGTGCTAGGGCTGATGAAGTTATAGCTGATGACGTAGAAGTTCCTAATAATTCCTTTACTCAACCTATGAGAGATAAGTTATCGGAAGCTGTAAAAGAATTTGAAGCAATACTAAAACCAAATGGCAAGATTACCTTTCTCGGTACACCACAAGTAGAAAATTCTGTATATCTAACCTTAGAAGAAAGAGGATATGAAACTAGAATCTGGACTGCACGTTATCCAGAACTAAAAAACAACTACGGAGATAGACTTGCTCCCAAGATCCAGAAAGAACTCCTGGAAGGTCTTGTAAAGCCTAAAGATCCTGTAGATCCTATAAGGTTCTCTGCACAGGATCTAATGGAACGTGAAGCTTCCTACGGACGTTCTGGATTTAACCTTCAATTCCAACTGGACACCACCCTTTCAGACCAAGATAGATACCCATTAAAGATAAACGACCTGGTAATTGCTTCCATCAACAAAGAATTTGCACCAGAAAAAGTTATCTGGTCTAATAATCCCGAATATGTAATACAAGATCTTCAATGTGTAGGCTTCAATGGTGACAGATTTTACCGACCTGCACAGGAATTTGGTGACTTCATAGAATATACAGGTTCAGTTATGTTCGTTGACCCATCAGGAAAGGGAAAGGACCAGACCGCTATAAGCTGCGTGAAGATGCTTAATGGTAATTTATACGTTACTGAGTGTTTAGGACTGTCTGGGGGCTATACAGACCCTGTTCTGGATAAAATATCAAGACTAGCTAAAGAAAATAATATTAATACTATCCTTATTGAACAAAACTTTGGTGGTGGAATGTTTGCTGAACTACTAAAACCTTTCATCTCACGCATACACCCTTGCAAAATTGAAGACATCAGAAACAACAAGACCAAAGAATTACGCATAATTGATACCCTAGAACCTGTTATGAACTCTCACCGACTAATAATTGACCGCAAAGTGATAGAAAAAGACTTCCGTTCCAACCCTCAAGAGACTCCAGAACGTAGATTAAAACTTCAACTTGTCTATCAGCTATCACGAATCTCTCGCCACAGAGGTTCTTTAGTTCACGATGACCTCGTAGATTCCCTCGCAGGGGCAGTAGCCTACTGGACTGACTATATGGCTCAAAATGAAGACCTAAACATGGCTAGAAGGCAAGATGAACTTCTTTCAATACATACAGATAACTGGAACTCTCTCTTCAATAACACTATCTCTCAGTCCGCTATGGGTATGAACTCTCAACAGATAAGAAATTCTAATGTATCTACCGATGGATTTATAAGTGACGCTTATTAAAGCCTTGTATAGGAGAGATAAAGGTTCGTTCCTCTCCCACACTAAGGATTACACTTAAGAATACACTTAAGAATACACTAAGGGGGGTTCTTTGATTGCCTGCTGCATGATCCTCACTACCCTAAAAATATTTAGGAACAAAAATTTGAAGGGGTTTACGAATATGTCGATTGCAAGTTTTACCCGTAGCCCTTGCAAAAATCCACAAAAAAGGTAGTTTTATAAGCAAAACCATTGATATAACTAGGATTTCATAATATATCTTATATTATTTATGGGGTATTTGGTCAATTCTTTTGATTGACTATGTATATTTCTAAGTAATCGCTAGGGGGGTATATATTACAAAATGTTAAGTTGGATTTCATAAGTGATACTAAGGGGTTAGGGGAAAGTTTCTATTGAAGCCTTGCAGTTGGCAACAGTATATGTCATGATGTCTACATCGGATTCAAACCGATCAACCAAACCAAACTAAGAACCACAATGCAAACAATTAAAGTATCTACAAGATCAGCTTATGGTCAAACTTATGTAGATGTTATTGATGACAAAACTAGAGGGGCTTTACAGTCTTTAACAGGCAACTCAACTCTTACTCAAAACAATATCAACTCTTTGAAAGTCCTAGGCTTTAACTTTGAGTTAGTCCAGGACAAACCACAAGACATTAGTTTTTAACGATTCCTTAAAGCCTTTAGCTAGGCTTTAAAGAGTCCTTAAACCGAGACTCTACAAACCAAAACCAAATTAAGAACCATTATGACCACTTTGTTAAGTGTTGAAGAAACAAACAAACTAAGCATTTCTAAACAGATTGAAGCTTTAACAATGAAAACATTAGACCGAGATAGAGAAGATCTAGCAGAGTTTAAAAAGATCATTGAATTTTTAAAACCTTACGAAGGAAAGAAACTAACTAAAACAGTATTAAGGAAACTTAATATATTTTTAGATAGACCTTATACAAAAACTGAGCATGGGGAATGTATGAATAGTAAAGGTTATTTTTCCAGGCAGATATGCCAGGATTCATGTTCTTATATCGAACGCTTAGACTATTCAAACTCAGGCGGTAGGCAAGGATTAAGCATACTTTTAAGTCAGTCTGAAAAATGCCCAGTAATAAATATTAATTTTATTATTGAAGAAAATCCTTATTATTCTAAAACACTACAAAAGAACATAGGCAAGGCAACAAGTCTTTTAAGTTATCGCAAGCATAGAGAACTTGCGAAAAGATGGGAAAGATTAAACAATGCTATGTATGAATATAGACAGTTGTTAGATCAATTCCCAAACAAATACGCTTTAAAAGAATTAGGCCTTGAATCTTATTGAATCTTTCCAGGTGGGCTGTTAAGCCTACCTTGAAAGGCTCTCAACCTTTCACTTACAAACCTTATTAAGAACCACTAAACAAATGTTAAATACTACAATGTATAACTTCTTAGATGCTCGCTATCAAGTCCACAAAGTCTTTTGTGGACATGAAAAAGCAATGTATCAAAGTTTATTTTGTGACGAGCTACTAGGTTTTTCTGATACACAAGCTGAAGCCGAATGTAATTGTTATCAACATAGGCTTAACTTCTATAAAGAATTAGAAGAAGGCTTTAAGTCATGAGTAAATCAAAATACATTTACAGGACTTATGACGAGTCAAGTATTGATGGCATTAAGAAAGCCGATAGAGAACATAACAGGCTTATTAACTTAGGTTATAGAGTAAGCCATACATCATGTAGTCCTTTTACTGCATATATGACTTACGAGTTATGTTCTTAGATTCTTTCTCAGAGGGCTTTATAGCCCTCTCTGAAAGGCTCTTAAACCTTTCACTTGTAAACGTAACTATTAACCACAAATGATTGTATTAGAAATCCTATTAACAGTAGGTGTAGTTGTACTTTTTGCTGAGCTTGCAGACCGGTTTGACAGGTATGCAAGACATCACAAGTTAGTACAAAACAAAAGAGATAGAAAGCCTAAGACCTTAGAAGGTGAATTTATTCCAGGATTTCACGATTAGTAGTCCTTAAAATTCCGTAGGCCAAAGTTAGTCAGCTTATTTTATAAAAGAATTAGGTTGACTTTCCTTTTATTCTTTGGCATACTTATATATAGGTATGTCAACCCTTAAAAGTCGTTTGACTTTACCACTAACCAAATTCTAGGAGCCACAAAGCACTTGAAAAGAAAAACTTATCAGACTGTATGGGAATTAGAGTCTATTTATATCAGAGCTTGCAGAGTTGCAGGCATAAATCCTGATATTGAATCTTATAAAGACCTTGATAATAAAGAAACTATTGTCATTCTTAAAAGATTAATTGTAAAAACTATCACCAACATTTAAAGGAGAATCACAATGAAACAAGAAGACAACGATCAGTATGACCTTACTGAACTAGAGAATGATGAAGTCATTAGAAAACTTCTTAATATCTCAATGAGTAGTAGTGACTATTACTCTATGCCTGAGTTTAGAGCAAAACATTTTGTTGTTTTAACTAGACTTCAAAAACTTTATAACGAAGGCGAATGAATTTTATGGAAGAACTTGAAAAGGAAACTCAAGCCATGTTGAAACAAATCAACATAAGAAAAATTGAGAAAACAAACAACGCTAAGAAGCGGATAGCTGAACTAAAAAAACTTATTAAATTCTGGGAGCAAGACTTATGACACAAGAAAGAGATTCTTTAGAAGATAAAAAAAGGTGGGATTCTTTTTGGAATAACCCTGATTTATCTAAACGTGAAGCTTTTAGATTATGGAATACTAAACCTAATTGTTTAACAAAACAACAAAGGTTATTAATCAAAGAATTATTTTCACAATGAAGTGTACAAAATGCGGCAGCCAGGATATAAAAGTTCGAGAAACTATTTATAGAAAGGCTGAACAGACTAAAGGCTTCCGAAACAAAAGCAGCACACCTTATGTCTATAGACGTAGGGTGTGTTCTTGTGGTCATAGATTTACCACAAGAGAATATACAATTCCTGATCTTATAGCCTTTGGCAAACAGGGTTATCTTGAAATGATAGATGACCTGATGCCTAACAAATAAACCTATTAATTAAAGAACCACCATGAAAACTAAAATGCCTACACTTTCTGAAGCAACCAGGGTTGTATATAAAAGAAGGAAGAACGGAACTAAATCTGCTACTAATTTCTTGATAGGAATGAAGCATAACATCAAAGCACTTGGGGATCTACCAGTAAATAAAATTACTAGACCCTTAGTAAATAAAATGATGGATTATCACAAAGAAAAATTAAAGAATAGTAATGCAGTTATCAATCAGAAGATGGGTTATCTTAGGGTTGTCTTATCTGAAATGGAAGAGGACGGATATATAGAAATGATAAAAATGCCAAAACCTAGACCTACAAAGAACAGTAAGGTTCATTACCTTACCGAGGATATGGAAAAAGAACTGTTAAAATATATATGGCTTAATTCTTCTTTTGAAAATATACAAACTGTTGATATTGTTACTTGTTTAATTGATTTAGGTTGCAGAGTAAATGAGTTATTAAATTTAGAAAAAAGGTTTATTGACTTTGACAATAATCAAATCAACTTCAATGAAAGAAAGAACGATCAAGCTGTAGCTGTTCCTATGACAGATAGAGTGCAAACAATAATGAAAAAATACTATAAAAAAGTAAAAGATTTTGACAAAGTTTTTAATATTAATTACACACAACTAAATGCTGTATGGCAGAAGGCTAGGAAGGACTTAGGCTATGCCGATAAGAAGTTTTATACTATCCACCTATGCCGACATACCTGTGCATCAAGGCTAGTACAAAGAGGAGTACCGATACTGTTAGTTAAAGATTGGCTAGGGCATGAAGACATAGAGAACACCATGATATATGCTCACCTCGCACCTAAAGCACTTCATAGTGTGGTCGGAGTATTGAATGATTGAGCCTAGCAAGAAACAACTAGAGCTAGAGCAAAGTATCTGTAGTATCTCAGCCTATAACAAGATCAGTAAACAAAATAAAAACATAGAAAAAGGTAGAGAATCAGAGAACTATTATGCTCGCAACATCATAGAGTCAGGACTACAGAGATTAAGTAAAGCCATAGAAGAACATATAGAAGAAAGTCTAAGCGGTAAGGTTGGTGTCAAAGCTGTCTCTGCTTTGTTTCTTTCACAGTTCCCAGACGTAGATGTAGTTTCCTTTATTGCTTTCAAAGTATTACTGGATAATGCTTCGCAACTAAAGACAACTGTTACTACTGCTTTAAAGATAGGGCAGAAGTTAGAAGACGAACTAAGGTTTACTAAGTTTGAAGAACTAGACCCTAAACATTTTAGGAATATAAAGAAACATACCAGAGATACCAGGCATGAAAGGTATAAAAGAAATCTTTTGGTCTATCACATGAACAGTAAAGGCCATGACTTTCAGACTTGGACAAGAGGTAATAAGGTTAAGGTTGGTCTAAAGTTGATTGAGTTGGTAATGATAAAAATTAATATGGTCAGAATGATTAATAAAAAGGTAGGTAAAACATCAGCAAGTTATGTAGTTTTTACTGAAAGGTTTATGAAGTATATAAGACAGGGTAGAACAAACAGGATAGCTGCCTTTCCTATATATCTTCCTTGCTTAGACAAACCTCGCCCTTGGAAGTCCATTGACGAGGGTGGATATTTTACAGACAGACTAAAAGCAAAAGCTATAAAGAGTTCTAATCGAGACTACCTAAACACACTACGAACAGAAGACTTATCAACAAGTTTGAAAGCGTTAACTCTGGCGAGTCAGACAGCCTGGGAAGTAAATCAATTTGTATTAGAAACTCTTGAATACTGTTGGGAGGAACGAATAGAGGTTGGTTCATTAATTGATAGGGAGCTTGCAGAACTGCCAACAAAACCACTTGATATAGATACAAATAAAGAAGCAAGAAAAGAGTGGCGATATATGGCTTCCTTAATACATGATATGAACCATCAGAATATGGTCAAGCGGTATCAGATACTATCCATGATTGATACAGCTAAAAGATATATTGGTGAAAAATTTTATCACGTTTATCAGTTTGATTTTACTGGTCGTATGTACCCAATGACTGCACACTTTCACCCACAAGGTAATGATATTGCAAGAGGATTACATAGGTTTCATAAAGGTGCAGAGATAAGAACTAAACAAGATTTAAACTGGCTTGCCATAGCAGGTGCTAATCATTGGGGTATGAATAAACATACATATGAGGAAAGATTAGAGTGGGCTTATATAGAAGGTACTGATCTTGCAGAAGAAGTTTATAAAGATCCTTTGGCTAATGTTGGTATCTGGGGTAAGGCAAAAGAACCATTTCAATTCCTTGCCTGGTGTAGAGAATGGTCTGAGTTTCAAATTACAGGTTGGGGTTATATCTCTCATCATGTTTGCTGTCTTGATGGTACAAATAATGGCTATCAACATATAGCAGGTCTTATATCAAATAAACATTTAGCTAATAAAGTAAATCTACAAAATGAAAAACAACCACAGGATTTATATAAACAAATCCTTGATATTCTATTGCTATTACTGAAGAGTGAAGACTCTGAACAAGCTAAAGAATGGTATAAGTTAAAAGATAAATTAACAAGAAAGTTTATAAAGAAACCTGTACTTATGATTCCATATAATTCAACAACATTCGGGATAGCAAACTATATAGAAAAATATTTTGTAAATGAAAATGTTTTTATGGCAAAAAATTATAAGAACAATTTCTATCTGGCAAGCATGATAGAACAAGCAGTTAAATATGTAACCCCAGAAAGTTATGAAGTTCTAAAATATTTACGGACTACAGCTTCTTGTTTCAATAACGAGAATAAATCTATTTCCTGGCATACACCATCAGGTTTCTTTGTGCAGCAAAACTACCACAAGAATGATATTAAAATTGTCAGAACTAAATTAAGCGATTCAAGTATGAGGTTACATCTAAACGAACCTGATAGAAGTAAAGTAGATAAACGTAAACAGTCACAAGGTTTTCCTAGTAATTATATTCATAGTCTTGATGCTGCACATTGCCACTTGAGTTTGGTTGAAGCAAGCAAGCATGGACTTACAAACTTTTGCGTTATCCATGACTGCTATGGAAGCCCTGCAAGTGAACTACAAAAATTTATTGAATGTGTAAAGCAAAGTTTTTTTAAAATTTATAGCGATAATAATTTAGATAATTTATATCAACAGACAGCAAGCCAGTTAAGTGATACCAGTAAATTACCAACAGCACTAGATATGGGAGACTATGAAATTAAAGATGTCTTGACTGCACCATATATATTTACATAACAAAAGATCAAGGTATAGTTAAGGAACGTCTTTTATAGACGCAATAAAACGGAAACCAAACCAAGGTAAAAACATGGAAGAACTCAAGCCAGAGACTATTAAGATAGTCACACCTAACCCTACTAACTTTAGGTATTCATATCTTGTAACCCCTGATGAATACAAAGGTGTTAGGAAATATAAAGCAGAGTGTCTAATAAGAAAAGGCACTATGATGAAAGATGAAATGGGTAAAGAAGTAGATGCAGTAGAGCATATCTTTGAACAACTGGAAGGGTTACTTGAAAGATGGAAAGTTGCTTTGAAAGAACACTATCCAGACAGGAAGTTTAGTCTTACAAAAAACAAACATGGCGAACCATCATTACCTTACTTTCTTGAAGATGATTACCTAGTAATCAGAACAAGCAAGAAGGCTGGTGGTGTTAAACAGAATGGTGATGTATGGACTAATCCACCTGTAACCTTTTGGGCTAATGAAGATCCCTTACGTCTTATGACAGAGGAAGAAAAGAAAGAGTATGAAAAAATTAGTCCATCTTTAGAAGGTCAAATGTCTATGAAGTGTAGTGGCTATGATGCAGGTGCTAATGGTGTCGGTATCAGATGCCAACCTTTACAAGTCATAGTAAGAAGACACGCTGAATGGACAGGCAGCCCAGACTTTGAAGCAGAAGCACAACCTAGTTATGAAGAAAAAAGAACTGCATCATCAGCAGCAGATTTCTAAATACAAAAGTAAGTTTGAAGCTGACTTTGCAGCTACACTAAACAAAAAGAAAATTGTATTTACTTACGAAACTCTCGAAATAGATTATGAAATTACTTGCTGCTACAAGCCTGATTTTATCCTCGACAATTTTATTGTTGAAACAAAAGGGTACTTCTCAAAAGAAGATAGAAGAAAGCATCTTATCATCAAGAAGACTAGACCCGAACTAGATATTAGATTCTGTTTTCAAAACAGCAAGACTAAATTATCTAAAGCTAAAAACTCTATCTCGTATGCCAAATGGTGTACGAGACATGGGTTTCAATACTGCGATAAAACTATTCCTGATGATTGGTACTAATGTTTAACTACCATTTACCTGATGATCCAAAACCAGGTGCTATTTATTTTGATCCTATTAATGAAATGTGGAGAGTCTTTAATGGTAAAACATGGGTTGATGTCAGCTTGAAAGAACACAAATGCAACTTAGATGAAGAGCCAATACAAGAGTAAAAAGATTTGCCCTGAGTGTGGCAAAAAGAATTGTGCAGTCTTTGATGATGGACATGAACATTGCTTTACTATGGACTGTGGCTATACCTACTACCCAAACAAGAAAGAAAAAAAATTGACTAACATCATTCCAATAAGAAAGAAACTACCTAACTTATTAAAGGTGACACCCATAGCTCTACCTAAACGTGGAATCACTAAAGAAACTTGCGAACTATTTGGTTATGGGCAGGGAGAATATAAAGGACAACCAGTTCAAGTAGCTACTTACAAGGATCAATTCGGTAAAGATGTAGCACAGCATATAAGGTTTCAAGACAAGAAGTTTATATGGATTGGTGATATGTCAAAAGTACAACTATGGGGTCAGCATTTATGGAGACAACATGGTAGTAATGGATCAGTCTTTGTTACCTGTTGTGAGGGAGAGATTGACTGCATGAGTGCTAGTCAAATACAGGGTAATAAGTTTCCTTGTATATCTATTCCATCAGGAGTGCAGTCAGCAGCTAAGTATCTAGCAGCAAACTATAAATGGCTTGATAATTATTGTCGTATAGTTCTTTGCTTTGATAATGATGAAGCAGGGGAGAAAGCTAGTGAGAAATGTATGGAGGTCTTGCCTAAAGGTAAGGTTGCTATTGCAAGACTAGATAGAAAAGATGTCAACGAACATCTTGTATTAAACGAAGGTGAACTTGTAAGAGATAGATTATGGAAAGCTAGACCAGTAAGACCAGACAGTTTAATTAATGCTGCTGATGCTTGGGATCTATTTAATAAAGAAACAAGCCTACCTATCTCAGACTTTCCTTATCCAAAGCTGAACGAATATACAAGAGGTTTATTTCCTAGCCAACTGTTTACGATAGCTAGTGGTAGCGGTGCAGGTAAAAGCACTATATGTAGAGAGATGGCTTATCACTTTCTGCAACGTGACATCAAGGTAGGTTATATAGGGCTAGAAGAAACAGTACAAAGAACATTACAAGGATTAGTTGGCATAGATCTTAACTGCCCTTTACATCTAAATGACAATAGATATACAGATGAAGAGATCAAAGCTGCATTTGATAAGCTGACATCTACAAGAAATTTATTTTTATATAACCACTTTGGTAGTCTTGATCCTGATGTATTGCTTGAACAGATAAGGTATCTAGCAACAGTAGATAAAGTAAAGGTAGTAATACTAGATCACATATCTATAGTCATGTCTGGACTTGAGTTAGACAATGAACGAAGAGCTATAGATGTAACCATGACAAAGCTTAGAAGCTTATGTGAATCTACAAATATAGCCTTGATAGTAGTCAGCCATCTACGCAGACCACAAGGACAAGGACATGAGGAAGGTAGAGACATATCTGTTTCTGATCTGCGAGGATCTCATAGTCTTGTTCAGTTAAGTGATATTGTTCTTGGTGCTTCACGAAACCAAGTAGGAGAAGCATACGAAAGATCAAGACTACAACTAAAGATACTTAAGTCAAGACATACTGGTATGACAGGAGAAGTAGATAGGTTATTGTACGACCAGAACACAGGTCGGTTAGTTGTTTATGAAGACACCTTTGGAGATTAATTATGACACTATTAATAGATGCTGATTGGTTGATATTCAATTCCTGTTGTGCTTGTGAACAAGACACACGTTGGAATGAATGGGAGCATACTCTTCACTCTGATGAAAGAGATATACTTAATCTGATTGAAAATAGATTAGATGTTTATAGAAGTATTGCTGATAATAACCATGACATAGTTATGTGCTTTACTTCATACCCTACATTTCGACATGAGATATTTCCTGAGTACAAGATCAACAGAATAGGCAAACGCAAACCACTTGCACTAAAAAGTATTATCAAAGAAGTAAAACAAAGATATGAAACTGTTGCCTATGAAAACCTGGAAGGTGATGATGTATTAGGTTTGCTTGCTACCAATGGCAGATATAAAGATCCGATTATAGTTTCAGTTGATAAGGACATGAGAACTTTACCTTGTAAGCTTATAGCTGCTGAAGAGATAGAACATATAACAAACAAGAAAGCAACTAGACATTGGTTTGAAATGTCTCTAGCTGGTGATGCAGGTGACGGAATACTAGGCATCAAAGGTATGGGTATGGTTACAGCAAGCAAAACATTGGCTGATACACCTGATACTAAAGAAGCACTATGGTCTAAGGTACAGGAAACATATACAAAGAAAGGTTATACAATAGCTGACGCTATCTTGAACGCAAGACTGACAAGAATATTAAGAGAAGGAGATTATAATTATCAGACAGGTGAAGTAAAACTTTGGAATCCATAAAGAAAACCCCTAGATAGAACCACTTACCTAGAGGTTTTCTTGTTGCAATACAACAAGGTAACCACTCCTTGTTATCTACACATTAACATATACTATAAGAATAGCTCTTAAATTTTTGTGCCTTTACCAGTTATTACTGATGAACTTATACAAGCTTTAGATCAAGTGTTTCCTAACAGACACCCAGATCTATCGCTTTCTGATCGTGAGGTGTGGTATCGTGCAGGGCAAAGGTCTGTTGTTGATTATTTAATTGAACAACAACTTAGACAAAAAGAAACTATGTTAAGCAACAGAGTATTGGAGAATTAACTATGTGTTTTTTCGGTAGTAGTAGAAGAGAACCTGCGGTACAGAAATATAAAAGTAAAAATGATCCTGTTGTAGTTACAGGTGAACAGGAAAACATTGAAGAAACTTCTAAAAAAGTTCCAGAAGTTGCAGACAGTTTAAAAATTGTAAGTGCAAAACAAAACCCAACTCTTACGACAGCTAAAAAGCTTTCCCAAACAAAAAAGAAGACAATCATTTAGCTCATGCTAGTATAAAGAAAAAATAATATACACTTGTTATGTGTTTTTTTAGGCAACCATCACCACCACCTGCACCTGCACCAGAGCCAGAAGATTCTCCTATAGAAGAGACTGCTGATGCAGTTGTAGTTGGTAAGCAACAGAAAAAGAAAAAGAGTGAAAGTCAGGTTGCTTTGGGTAGAAGAATGGGAACTAAATCTTTACAGATACCATTACTAGGCACAACAGGTAGTTCTTCTGGTAATTTAAATTACCCAACTTAATATGGAATACTCAGCACAAGGCACAACCGCAGCAGGTAGGTATGAAGCACTTGTTAGCAGTAGATCAACCTACGATAGAGAAGCAAAAGAATCTTCAAAATTAACAATACCAAGTTTGATACCAGAACAGACATCTGGCACAAGAGCAAGAATCAAAACACCTTTCCAGGCTACTGGTAGTCGTGGTGTTAATAGTTTGTCGAATAAATTATTAATGACTTTGCTTCCACCAAGCACATCATTTTTTAAATTAGAAATAGATGCTCTTGAAATTAGAAAGCAAGGGCAAGAACAAATGCAAAGTGAAATAGATAAAGGACTACGCACAATAGAAAATGCTTTGATGAATCAGATAGAAATATCTAATGACAGAGTTGCTATGTTTGAAGCGATCAAGCATCTTGTCGTGTCTGGTAATGTCTTGTTATATCTGACAGATAAAGGATTGAAGGTATATCCATTATCAAAGTTTGTATGTAAAAGAGATGAAGTAGGTAATGTCTTAGAAATACTTACAAAAGAAACAGTTCACCCACAGGCTTTGCCTGCTGATTTCCTAGAACAGATTAAAAAGAAAGAGAACTATGATGCCAAGACAATGACAGATGATCTTGATATATATACACATATTCAAAGGATTAATGATGATGTCTTCTGGTTTCAAGAATGTAAAGGAGAAAAGATACCAGGTACAGATGGCAGATCAAGAGTTGATGTAACACCCTGGCTACCTCTTAGATTTATCCGAGTTGATGGTGAAGATTACGGAAGAGGATATGTTGAAGAATACAGAGGAGATTTAATCAGTCTTGAGTCTTTGATGCAGGCAATAATTGAAGGTGCTGCTGCAAGTGCAAAGACTATATTCCTTGTAAATCCTAATGGGGTGACAAGGGCAGCCACAATAGCAAAAGCTCCAAATGGTGCAGTAAGAGAAGGTACAGCATCAGATATTTCTGTAATGCAGGTAGGTAAAGGTGGTGATTTTAATGTTGCCTTTAGTGCTATACAACGTATTGAACAAAGACTTGAGTTTGCTTTTCTGATGGCAAGATCAGTACAACGTGACGCAGAAAGAGTAACAGCAGCAGAGATAAATCTTATGGCACAAGAACTAGAGAATAGTCTTGGTGGTATTTACAGTATCTTGACTCAGGAGTTTCAACTACCTTATCTAAGAAGACGTATGCACTTACTTGTAAGACAAGGTAAAGTTCCCAAGCTGCCTGATGAACTGGTCAAACCTAAGATCGTTACAGGCTTGCAAGGACTTGGTAGAGGTAATGATAGAAATAAATTAATAGAGTTTATAGGAACTGTAGCTCAAGCTTTAGGACCAGATGTTATGAGACAGTACGTTAATGTAGATGAAGCAGTCAAACGTCTTGCTACCAGTATAGGAATTGATACTGCTAACCTTATAAAAACACAAGAACAAATTCAAGAAGAGCAACAGGCAGCACAACAACAGCAGCTTATTCAAAGTCTTGGACCTGCTGCTTTAGGTTCACCTTTAGTTGATCCTAAAAAACTAGCTGATGCTCAACAACAACTACCAATGGAGGAAACTCAAGATGCCTAGCAAGAAGCCTAGTACAAAAAAAGAAACACCAGAAAATGCACCAGAACAAGCTATCGTTAGCGAACTTGGTGTAAACGAAACTAACCCTGTACCAGAGAAGTCAGGTGATGTCGTTACTGGACATGGCAATACAATTCACTATAGTTAAAAGAAAACTACTATGACATCATCACAAGTTAATGTTTCAGAAACACCGCCAATGTCGGCTAACGACTTGGAAGGTTTAAAAGATGAAAATGGTTTGTATGCTGGCAAGTTTAAAACTGTTGAAGATCTTGTTGGCAGCTATAAAGAACTTGAAGGTAAGCTTGGTGCTATAGATCAAACCAGAGAAGAACCAGAAGCTAACGCTGAAGAACAAACAGAAGAAGCAGAAACAGAACAGGAAACAAATGATTCTGATTTTAATGCAGAAGAATTTTATGGAGAAGGTCTTGCTTCTGTCTTAGAAGAAGTTGGTATTGATCCACAAGACATATCAAATAGATTTGCAGAAAATGATGAAATCTCTGAAGATGATTACAGCAAACTAAATGAAGCTGGTTTCTCAAAACAAATCGTTGATACCTATTTAGATGGTCTTCGTAATGCAGGGATAGCAGGTGAAGTTGATGCACAAGGTATTAAAGATTCAGTTGGTGGAGATGAAAGCTATGGTCAAATGGTTTCTTGGGCTATAGAAAATCTACCTGCTGAAGAAGTCCAGGCTTTTAACAAACTTACCGATACTGGAGATGGACCTGCTATTAAGTTGGCTGTTCAAGGTATCTATTCACAATACAATAACGCTATGGGAGTTGAACCAAGTCTTTACTCAGGTCGTGCTTCAACAAGTGGACCTACACCATTTAGATCTACAGCAGAAGTAGTAACTGCTATGTCTGATCCTCGTTGGGAAAAAGATGTAGCATATACAGAAAACGTGAAACAGCGTTTACAAGGTTCTAACGTATTTGGTAATGGCTAACAAACCTACAAAACCAAAGCTTTATGCAAGAATTAAAGCTAAAGTAAAAGCAAGGGTCAAAAAATGGCCTAGTGCTTATGCAAGTGGACAACTTGTAAGAGAATACAAAGCAGCAGGTGGAGGGTACACTAAAGCATGAAAAAACTATCAGCTAAACAAAAGAAAAGTCTTGATAAAACTGGTGATGGTAAACTCACTAAAGAAGATTTTTTATTAGTTCGCAGATTAAGAGACAAAAAGAAAAATGGCAAAGCTTAATCTTTCACAGATGAGAAAACTGAAAGCACATTCAGTTCATCACACACCTAAACACATGAACCTTATGAAGAAGCTCATGCGTGAAGGTAAATCATTTAAACAGGCTCATACTGCTGCACAGAAACAAGTAGGCAAATGAGTCTTAAAAGATGGTTTAAAGAAAAATGGGTTGATGTCAAAACAGGCAAGAAATGTGGTCGAGGTACTAATGAAAAAGGCAGACCTTACCCTGCTTGCAGACCATCTAAAAGAATTAGTAGCAAGACTCCTAAGACTACAAGTGAGATGAGTAGTAAAGAAAAAGCTAGGTTTAAAAGAGAAAAGACAAGTTCTAAAAATATTACTTATCAACATAGAAGAAGAAAAAGAAATAGTTTAAAGATTGCATAAGAGTGTTATATTTTAAATAGCTTACATTTTTTATGTCTAAAGGTGTATCAATGACTAAGAAGGACAAAGATCCCACAGGGGGTCTTACTGCTTCTGGTCGTAGAAAATACAACCGAGCAACAGGTGGAAACTTGCAAGCTCCTGTTACTAAAAAGACAGGTCTTTCTCCTAGACAGAAAGCAAGAAGAAAATCTTTTTGTGCAAGAATGTCTAAGGTAAAAGGACCACTAAAAAAAGATGGCAAGCTAACTCGCAAAGCCCTTGCTTTAAGGAAGTGGAATTGTGGGTCAGTAAAAACTTAACAGAGTAGAAATCTAAATATCCTTGTGCCTGATGCGTCAGATACCACTTGTGAGAAAGGATCGAAACGAAGTTAGTTTCTCAAATTTGTAAATTTTATCAAGGAGTTTTCCTATGGCTAACGCCACAGTATCTCGTCTTGGTTTGGTTAATAATACTGGTACAGCGTTTGACGCTCTTTTTCTGAAAATTTTTTCGGGGGAAGTCCTAACTGCGTTTGCCAGAAACAACATTTTTAACGAGCAACTACATTCAGTTCGTACTATCACAAGTGGTAAGTCAGCACAGTTCCCAGTATTAGGAACTGCTACTGCTGCATATCACACAGTAGGAACTCCACTTGTAGGAGCAAACCAAATCAAGGCAAACGAAAAGATTATCAACATTGATGATCTATTAATTGCCCAAAGTTTTATAGCGAACATAGATGAGCTTTTTTCTAAAATGATTAGAGCCTTTTGCTGGTAACAGCAATAAGATAACAAGGTGAATTGCTGGAAATCCTCCAATAAAAAGGACAATCAGCAGCCAAGCTAACCTACAAGTTAGAAGGTTCAACGACTAACTCCCGATAGGAAACTAAGTAACGGAGACACGAGTGCCTTGCAACCCACAGGGTTGAAGATATAGTCTGAACTGCATCAATGGCAAAGATGCAGAACTAAAGGATAAAGAGCCTTTAGGGTAACAATCTTGAAGAATCATTATGACGTTAGAGCTACCTATGCTGATGAGCTAGGTAAGGCACTTGCCAGAACGTATGACCAAAACGTAGCGAAGCAAATCGCTAACGCTTCCAGAGCTTCTACTAACCTTAGTGGTGGTAATGGTGGTCTTGTTCTTACACTTGCTACTGGTAACACAAACTCTGCTGCTGTAACTGGAGATGAGATAGCAGCAGCTATCTATGACATTGCACAGACATTTGACGAAAGAGACATTCCTCCAACAGATCGTTTCTGTGTACTACCACCTGCTGAGTACTACAAACTTGCTGAGTCTGCTACAAGAACTGTAGATGTTGACTTTAACCCAGGTGGTAATGGTTCATTTGCTTCTGGTCGTGTACAACAAGTTGCAGGTATTCCTGTAATGATGAGTAACAACGTACCTCAATCAAACGTAGGATCAAACCCATCAGGTGCTAACAACACTTACTCAGGTGACGATAGTAAAACTATTGGTCTTGTCTTCCACAAATCTGCTGTTGGTACAGTTAAATTAATGGATATGACAACTGAGATCTCTGGTTCTGACTACGGAATTATGTATCAAGGTACATTAATGGTTGCTAAGTATGCTCTTGGTCATGGAATCCTAAGACCAGAATGTGCAGCTACTATTAAGTTATCTGCTACTTAATTTCAATTTATAGGGTATCTTATTATTAGATACCCTTTTTTTTTTACTAATACGGAGAATTATTATGGGTTATGGTACATCAATGAAAAAGAAGAAAAAGAAAAAAATGAAAGGTGGTAGAGATTCCTTAAAAATTAAATACTAATCATGGCAGTAGCAGCAACTACAGAACTTGAAGCTATCAATATTATGTTGGCAGCTATAGGAGAAGCACCTATCAATAGTCTTGTGGGTACACTTCCTGTTGATGCTCGTATTGCTCAATCAACTCTTACAGAAGTTAATAAAAGTGTTCAGTCAGAAGGCTGGTCTTTTAATACAGAGATAGATGTAACTCTTACCAGAGATGCTTCTAATCAAATAAACATTCCTATAAATGTATTAAGGGTAGATGCAAACATACATCAACACCCAACCATTGATCCTATACAACGTGGTCTAAAATTATATGACAGACAAAACAATAAGTTTGAATTTGATGAAGACTTAATTTGTACTGTTGTTTATTTAAGAGATTTTGATGAGATACCAGAACCAGCTAGACATTATATGAATATACAAGCTGCAAGAAAGTTTGTTGACAGACTTGTTAGTGACCAATCTTTAAGAACCTATACGCAACAAGACGAGCAAAGAGCTAGAGCTATATTGATGGAAACAGATTTAGCAAACGGAGATCATAATATACTTAGAGGAGATCCTTCTCTTACCAGTATTTTTGATACTTACAATCCTTCTAGTGCCTTAATTAGATAACTATGGCTGTCATATCAAGAGCTATACCTACATTATTAAGAGGTATATCGCAGTCTTCTGATGCTTTGAAACAAGCAGATCACGCTGACATACAGGATAATGCTGACAGCAACCCTGTTCTTGGTCTTACGAAAAGGTCTGGATCTCAATTCTTGGCAACAATCAGCAATTCGACTCTAGGAAATGTACATATTCAAACTATAAATAGAGATGCAACTGAACAGTATGTAGCTGTATTTAGTAATGGTAATGTAAAAGTTTTTGAATTAGATGGTACAGAACTTACAGTCCATAAACCAGATGGCACATCATATTTAAACACATCAAATCCTAGAAGTGTAATGAAGACAGTTACTATTGCTGACTTCACGTTTGTTGTTAATACCAGTATCACCCCTGCAATGGATAGTGCCTTATCAAATAGTGCAAGCAACATAACTCAGGCAATTATATTCATAAACCAAGCAACATCTAAAACTACTTATTCTGTGACTGTAGATGGAGTGACAGTAACAGATAACACTACTGGTAATGATCCATTATCAACTGATACTGTGGCTAATGATCTTGCAGGTGGTTTAAACTCTGGCCTTACAGGTTTTGCCATTGCCAGAAATGGTCCTGTTATACATATAAAAAAGAATGATGGTAGTGATTTTTCAATAGATGGTAGTGACTCACAAGGTAATACCAAGATGACAATAATAAAAGATACAGTCCAGCAATTTACTGACTTACCAAATGTGTCACCTAATGGATATGTAGTAGAGGTTGCTGGTGATGAAAGTACAGATTTTGATAATTACTACGTTAAATTTACGACTAATAATGGAAATGCTTTTGAAGAAGGCCAATGGTCTGAAACAGTAGAAGCTGGCATACCTTTTAAATTTAATTACGATACTATGCCACACGTTCTGATACGTCAGGCTGATGGTAACTTTAGATTTGCAAGGGTAGATGGTGATAGCTATACAGCTTTTACAGGGTCAGGTACATATAATCAACCAAACTCAACTACTGTTACTGTTACCTCAAACAATCATGGATTATCAACTGGAAATTCAATAACTTTTGACCACACTACTGGAACTGCTGTTGATGGTACATTTACAATTACAAAAGTAGATGCAAACACGTTTACATATACAGCAGCAGGTACATTAACAACAAGTGGCAATGTAAAGTTTGGCATTAATAATGCCTATACATTACCTAAATGGGGTGAACGTATTGTTGGTGATTTAGTATCAGCACCAGATCCTTCTTTTATTGGTAACAAAATTAATAACGTATTTTTCTTTAGAAACAGGCTTGGATTTTTAGCAGGTGATAATGTAATACTTTCAACAGTATCAGAATTTTTTAATTTTTTTCCAGAAACAGTTATATCAGTTTTAGATACTGAACCCATAGATGTAGCTGCATCTCATACAAAAGTTGCGATCTTAAAACACGCAGTAACTATGGGAGAAAAGTTGATATTATTTTCTGAACAAACACAATTTGTCTTATCAAGTTCAGCAGATAACCTTACACCTTCAACAGCTAACGTACTGGTACAAACTGAATTTGAAAGTAATGCAGCAGCACAGCCTGTAGGTTCTGGTTCTTCTATTTATTTTCTTACAAAAAAAGGTTCTTTTGCAGGTATTAGAGAATATATTATTGCAGGTAATCAACAGATCCAAGATGCTGCAAACACAACTATTCATGTACCAAGACTGATACCAAGTGGTATTTTTAAAATGGCAGTATCAAACAACCAGGATATTCTTGTCTTGCTTGGTACAGAAAATCCAAACAAGCTATATGTAAACAGATGGTTATATGGTGAAGGTTTTACTAAAGCCTTAAATGCTTGGTTTACTTTTACTATCAACAGTAATAGATCTATTTTAAATATTGATTTTATTGGTACTGATTTAATAATGGTCATACAAGAAGCTAATAAAGTTACATTAGAAAAAATACCATTTGAGACAAGCTTCAGAGAACCTAATGCAGAGTTTGAATATCATCTTGACCATAAAGTAACAGAAGCAACTAGCGGTGTATCTGTTGCTTATAACTCTTCTACTGGCATCTCTACCTTTACAGTTCCTTATAGATTAAGAGCCGATATGAATATAGTTGGCAGGTATCTTGCGAGTGGAGAAACAAGCACGTTTGTTGATGCTCAAGGTAATACAAAAACTCTTATATCAGGACAAGCACTTACAACTACTAATGCAACCAATGGCTCTACTTCTACCATTACAGCTACAGGAGATTTTAGAAATAGTAAGTTTATTATTGGTGAACCTTATGAAATGCACTATAGATTCAGTCAACAGAGATTAACTCAAGGTGGTGGAGGTGCTACTGAATTAATTAGTGGTCGATTACAGATTCATCATTTTTATATCAAGTATGAAGATTCTGGTTTCTTCCAGGTAGAAGTTACACCAGAGAACAGAGATACATCTTTACATAAATTTACTGGTCGTTTGCTTGGTGCTGCTTCTGCTTCTATTGGTCAGATTAATTTAGATACAGGAACATTTAAAGTACCTATTATGAGTAAGTCAGATAGAGTTGATATAGATATAAAAAACAATACATTCTTGCCTACATTATTAGCTAGTGCAGAATATGAAGGAGTATTTCACATGAGGAGTAGAAGAACTTAATGGGATATTTAAGAAAATCAAAACTATCAGACTTAAATTATGTATGTAAAAACATGAGAGAAATAGATCGACTAGAAGGTTTATATCAAACAGGAAGAGATGCAGCAGATTCTTTACGTTTATGTTATCTATTTGGTCAAAAAATACAAACTATAGCAGGTGACGAAGATCAACCTATGGGGTTATGCGGAGTAATAAAAGGTGGTTGTATATTTATGATTTGTACTGATGAATTGTTTTCTAATAAAAAATATAAAATACAACTTATTAGAAAAGGCAGAAAATGGGTAGATAGTTTGTTGAAATCTTATAAACTCCTATATAATTTTGTATATGCAGAGAATCATTCTGCTATAAAGTGGTTAGAAGCTTTAGGTTTTGTTTTTATAAAGTATCACGAAAAGTATGGACAACATGAAAAACCATTTTATGAATTTCTGAGGATCGCCTAAATGTGTTCTATCGTTGCTGCTGTTAGTGGAGGTTTAAGTTTATTCTCAGGACTTGCTATGCAAGGTGCAAAAAGAGATGCTGCTGAACAGACTTATGAACAAGAAGTAGAGGGTTCAACTTTTGCAGAAAACAATAAAAGAAATAAACAATTAGCTCTGGCTGAAGAAAAACAGGCAAAAAAAGCACAAGAAGCACAAAATATATTTGCTAAAAACATTGAAAGTTTACAAGCAACTAAAACCTTATTAGCATCAGGGCAAGTTGGTAATACTATAAATTTATTAGTAATGGATCAAGCAAGACAAGCAGGTAATTACAGGGAGTCTGTAAGGCAAACATTAGAATCGTTTAGCAGACAATATGATAGAAATATAGAATCTACAAGAGCAGAATATCAAAACATAAGAAATAGATTAAGAAGTAATACTATAAATGCGTATAATCAAATACCTTCAACAGGATCAATACTTTTAGGTGCTGCTACAAGTGCCTTTAATACTGAACTTGGATTAGGTGAAGACAGTTTCTTTAGACGTTAAATTATGACTTCTAGTTTTCAAAGCACAGCACAAAGACAAATCTTTGACACACCTGTAGATACCCTTGTGCAACCTGTTACTGCTATACGCAAAACTGGCATGATGGAATTAGCAGAAGTTTTACAAATAGTTAATCCAACCTTACAAAACTTTGTAAATGTAAAAACTCAAGAGCAAAGAGATAAGCAAAAAGCAGAAGGTGAGCTTATTATTACAATGGCAAATCCTGCTAAAATACAGGAAATTACTAATGCTTTAGCTAGTAAAGATAAAACAGCTATAAAAGATTTAATTGGTAGTAATTATTTTGTAAGAACAGGTGTAGAAAAAAGAATTGCAGAACTGCAAGGTCTATCTCAAGAAGGTAAAATTAATGATTTTTTAACTACTTATAAAGTTCAGAAAGAAAAAGATGGTGCAACTGTATCTATACCTTTAAATGAATTTAGTGTTAATTCACCAGAGTTTAAAGAAGCAATGCAACAATTTCAACAAAAAGAAGTTGCTGATTTAACTGGTGTAAGACAATCATTTATAAATCAATATTTTCTACCAAAACAAGGTATTGCAATTCAAGGTGCTTATTCTCAACAACAAAAAGATCACAATGAATTTAATGTTAAAATTGCATCTGATACTTTAAATGACAGTATTATTAGTAATTTTTCAGCAATAGATTTTGATGATGTTGAAGATATAGATGTAACTAATCCAAACTCACCTATAAATGTTGCTATTAAAAACATACAAAATGAAATTAATTATCAAGTTGCATTAGGTCTAGTAAAAAGTGTATCGCCTTCAGAATTAGCAAAATCAGTAACAGCACAGGCAGAACAAATATTTTTAATTAATCAAAGAAAAGGAAAAAGTGGTGTTGTAGCAATAGAAGATTTTTATAATGTTATATCTAGGTTACAAGTAGGTCCAGAGCAAAATGTAAAGATAGGTATTGACGAAAAAGGTAAACCTATATTTGAAAAAAGACGAGCAACTTTAGCAAAGTTTCTTGGTGAAGATTGGAATAAAATGAAAGCTAGATTAATTAATGCAGAAGAAAGTTATGACAAATTTAAAGAAGAAAAATATTTAAAAGTTATTACACCAAGAATAGAAAATGCTTTAAAAGATTTTGATTTCTTAGCAGAAGATGGTAGAAGAAATACAAAAGCTTTAGAAACTATAGGTTCTGCATTTGGTGAAAAGTATAGAGAACCTTTTTTAGAAGCTATAGAAAACTTAGATGTATCAAGAGATAATTTTTTTGATGACTTTGATATAAGAATTATAAATAAAGATTTTGTTTCTCCTTTGTATGCTTTGCGTGAATTAGAAGAATTTAGAAAATCTTTAGGTACAACAATTACAGCAGAAGATAAAACAAGACTAAATGAAGCAAAAGAACAAATTGTAAAATTATTAGGTAAAGATGTTTTAGGAGTTCAAAGAACAAAAATTGACGCTATTATTAAACAAGCAGGTACATTATTAGGTAAAGATAATTTTGGTAGTGATTTTTATAAAGAACAAACTTCTTTATATTATTCAGATGCTACAAATGCTCTTAATAAAAAAATTATAGAGATTTCAAAAAATGCAGATAATTTAAATGCACAAGAATTTGAACAACAAATAAATGCAGCATTGCAAGCTTATACAGTTGATATATATAAAATTAATAATCCTGACTTAGCTGGTTCTGATAAAGAATACAAATTAAAAACAAACTCAATATGGAATGAAGGTAGAAAACAATATGAAATAGAAGTACCACTTGGGGATAGAAGCATAGAAATACAACGACAAAAAACAAAAGCAGAAGAAGCAGCAGAAGCAGAAAGATTACGATTAGAAAAAGAAAGGATAGAAAAAGAAAAAAGAGAAGCAAAGAAAAAAGAAACACCAAAAGAAGAGAAAAAAGGTTTTAGACAAAATATTCTTGAATTTTTTACACCTAAAGATGTAAGTCAAAACACCAATAACCTTGCTACACAGTTTGTGAGTCAACTACAGGATTATGGAATCAATGAAGATGATGCAAACAATCTTGTAAATACTTTTGCTGCTAGTCTCAACTTGCCTTTCTCTGGTGGTGGTGAAGATATGGATAGACCTGATGGTGTATTAACTAGCGGTCTTAAAACAATGACAGATAAGTTTGACCAGTTTAATGGTGCTGTTTCTTATGGTAGTGGTGGTAGAGAAGAAAATTTAAAGAAAGATCCAAACTTTATAACAACTATAGAAAAAGATGGTTTTAGCCATACTTACGCTGATAAATCATCACAAGAAGTCATAGATGAAGCAAAGAATATATATATAGATTTAGTTGAAAACAATACTCAAGAAAATGTTGAAGCAAAATACGCTATAGCCCAAATGGTTCTTACAGAAGCAATATTAAGTAGTGAAGACGATATAATAGGTGTAATGCAATCTGTCTTAATGAGAGTAGCAAGAGCCAGGTTAGGTATTAGAGAAGAGCCTTATGGTGCTTATGAAAAAGATATTATTACTGAAATGCTTAGACCTTACCAGTATGCAGGTTTAGAAGGCAAGACAAAGGAAGATTTATTAAGTCCTACACCAATTAAGGAAGATGAAGAGACATTGAAGAGAGTAATTGATATTCTATGGAAGAAACAACCTGACCAAACAATAATCTAAATGACAGACTCAGCATTAAATAACCAAACAAATAATGAAGAGGAATCTTTTGATTTCTCTGATTTGACAAACTTTAATAAAGTTAAATATGAACCTGCAAATGTAGGTAATAATGGTACGCAAAAAAATAGTTACTTTGATTGGAATACACAAATAGATATAAAAGATACTTATAACACTTTGTATAAGGATACAGAAGATGATGATGATGATTTTGAGTTTTATAACGAAAGTATGTTTGATCCTTCGCAAGAAGTGTTTTCAGCATTTACACAAGCCGATAACGAAAGTAAAAACCTTCATGTATCTGATGGTATGTTGAAGTATCTTGGATTAAATAATTTCTTTGATAAAACAAAAAATACCAATACACCTTTAAGAAAACCTAGCGACAGAATAGCTATTGAAAAAGTATTTAAAGATTCAACAGGTTTTTATTTTCAAGATTTTCTTAATAATGAAATACCTAAGTCTTCAATAGAAACAGAACAATTTCAAACTGGATTAGATAAAGTATTTCAGTTTTATGAGGATCAAGGGTTTGAAGTAGAAATACCAGAAAGAACAAACCTGACACAATTTCAACAAACCATGAAAGGTTTAGGTATCGAAGTAGGTGGTGGACTTACTCTTGATGCTTTGACAGCACCTTTACTAGGTGCAGGTCCATACGGAATACTTGCTTATGGAGTTGTAAATACTGTTGGCGGTGGTATTTTTAACTATGAAGCACAAAAGAAAAGATTTGGACAAACAGGGTTTTTAGGTGTTAAAGATGAAATTAATTACGGAGAACTTTTAACTGCTAGTGCTATTCAAGCTATACCTTTTGCAACAGAAACTAAAGGATTAAAAGGTGTAGCTAAATCAGGACTTTTTGGTGGTACTTTAGGTGGTGCTGAAGTGACAGCTAGAACTTTAATAGATGAAAAAAGACTACCTTCTTTTGAAGAATTTGTAACTTCTGTAGGTCTTGGTGCTGGTTTTGCTACAGCTTTTAAAGGTGGATTAGAATTTCTTGAAGGTTTAAGTAAAAAGTTTGCAGGTAAAAATGCAGATGAAGTAAACAAGTTACTTACTAAAACTGATAAAGAAAAGATTGATAAAGTTGTTGAAGATAGTTTTGTACTACAAGAACAAATACAACAACAACCACAAGCTAATGTAAGAGGTGATGGTGGTTTTAATATTGGTGAAACTAATTTAGGTGAATTTGAATTACCTAAAGGTTTTTTAAAAATGAGTCCTAGATATGGTTCTGCTACTTTAGAATTTGGTTCTGATATAGATAAAGTTGCATACATATTAAGAGGTAACAGAGTAAAACCTTTAACAGAGAAACAAAAAATATCACACGAAAGATTGACGAAACTATTAGAAGATCAAGGTATTGATGTTAATACAGTAAGAAATCATGGATCTAAAATACATCAAAAGATAAAAGATATAGTAAAACAACAAACAGGCTCACCTAAAGCAACACCTGATAATACAGGTGGTATGAACATCAAAGTACCAACTGATAATGTATTTATAAAGAAAGTAAAACAAAAAACAGGTGGAGAAGACTTAGGACCAAAAAATCTTAATCCTAATCAAACTAGCTTATTGAAAGCTGTAGATCAAGCAAGTGCTACTAACATTAGAAATGCAGTAAAAGCTCTTAAATCAAAAGGTTGGACAAGTGCAAAGACAGTTACAGATAAAGAAAATATTTTAAAAGCTGTAGGGTTGTTTGACCCAGATCAACCAGATTTTACAAAAAAAGTATTGGAATTAGAAAAGTCTGATTTGATTGTAAAAATGGCAGACGAAATAGAAGCTTATGGTCTTATAGATAAACAAGCAGAAGTTAATACTGCTTTAGCTTTAAATGCTGTATTTTCAGCAGAACGATTAAATAATAAAAATAATGCTTTTTTAAATGCCTTAAATAGTAAAAACCCAGAACAGATTGAAACAGCCATAACAGAACTTACTGGTTCTATAGATGCAATGAAACTATGGCTAATGAGATATTTAAAACCAAGCAGTAGGGCAGGTCAGATCTTACAAAAATTAAATATAAAACCTCAAAAAGGTATGGAAGGCAAAACAGCAGCAGAATATGTAGAAGCTGCAAACTTAAAATTAAATAAAACTGCTGAAGAGAAGTTAATAAATACTTTAGAAGAAGTTGCTTTTAGTGGCGATAATTTAAAAAAAGATTTAATAAGACAATTAGAAACATCAAAACAAACAGGTGATTATAGTGAGCTTTATAGAATAGGAAAGATAATACAAGCAGCAGATGGAGAAACAGAAACTTTATTTGGTCTTACAAAAGTAGATGCTTTTCGAGTACAAGATGAAAGTGGCATTTCTAAAGGTTTAAAAATAGCTAACGAGATTGGTATAAATGGAATGTTATATAGGTTTGGTACTAATACAGCAAACTTTGTATCTGCAACTTTAAACACTTATCACAGACAATTAAAATTGTTTATGGGTGCAGAAAATCCAGAAATGTTTGAAGCTGCTATGCGACATTTTGTTTCTTTACATAGCAACTATCACTTTATGAGAAAGGCATATAAAAAATCTATGAAGATGGAAGATAACTTTATTAATTTAGGAAATAGAAAATATCAGAATAGATTTGCTATTAAATCTGATGGTAGTGGTGCAGGTGCTAAAGCTGTTAATGCTGCTGGTACTGCAATAAGATTCTCTGGTCGTAATATGACAGCTACAGACGCAGCAGTACAAGCACCAAACTTAATTGCAGATGTAACTTATATGGCATTTATAGAAGCTAAAAGACAAGGATTACCAAGAAATGAAATAGATAAATTTATTAAAAAACATACTAATGCAGTTCTTGAGTGGTATGCACAAAATGGCGATAATGAATTAGAACCACTTACAAAGAGATTTTTATTACACGCTAAAAAACAAGCCAAGTTTGCAACTTTTACTCAAGACATTGATACTACAGGTAAGTTTGGTCAGGCCATGAAGTTTGCTGATAATGCAGCAAATAAATATCCATTAGTAAGGTTAGGAATATCTTTTACAAGAACACCAGCAAATATTAAATCAGGTAATTTTAGAAATAATCCTATGTTTACACCTGTAGTAAATCCTTTTAATAAACAACAGTCAATTAACTTCCCAGATCAAACACCTTTGATTGGTGGTAAAAACTTAAATTTATTAAGTGAATTAACAGTACCAGAATTAAGAAAACAACTTAATAGTCCTGATCCAAAGATACGAGCCATAGCAAATGCAGATATAAATCAAGCTGTTGCTTTTGTCACAAGTATTGCTGGTTTTGTTACTTCTGCAAACATATTGGCAAATGACCCAGAGTACATACCTCCCACAATTCTTACAGGAGGTGGACCTGATTTTGGTACTAAAGAAGGTGCTGCTATGTGGAAGAAAATGTATTTAAATGGTTGGCGACCATATAGCATTGGGTATCTTCAATATGATGAAAATGGTGAACCCAAAATAGGAAAAGATGGCAAACCTGTTTATATTTATAGATCTTATGAAGGTTGGTTAGAACCTTTATCTGGAACTTTAAAAATGACAGTTGACACTATAAATTCATTAGGAATACTTGGTGGTAAACCTTATGACGAAGCAACAACAGGGTTAGTAATGTCTATAGTACAAAACCTTTACAATGATTCATGGACTTCTCAAGCAGAAGAATTAATTAATGTTATGAGAAGTAGTGCAGATTTAGTAGATAGTGAAGGTGATCCTGTTAAAGATTATAGAAGTAAAAAGTTTGCTAATTTTGTTGGAAGATTTATTACATCAAGAGGACCATTCTCAGGTGTTGTTGCTGAATTAAGAAGGTATCCAGCAGATTTGTTAAAAGTAATGGGCTTTAGTAATGAAGAAATAAAAGTATTTCAAAGAAGACCAGACACAAAAGTAAGGGCTGGTGATATAAACAAATCAGATGACCCTACAGATCCAAACTATAACAAGTCTTCAATGTTTGCTTTAGCCTGGAGATCGACCTTAAATGAAATTAGCCGTAGGTATGGCATAGGACCAGATTTGCCTTTTGATGTAGAACACATAACCAATGAACCAATCCTTTACCCAAATAGAATGGGTGGTAATATTTTTGGAATTGGTGTTACCAAAAAAAGTAAAAATTATCCTGTATATACTGCTTTAAAAGAAATAGGAAGAAGACTAGCAGAGCCTAGTGAGTTTGTTACAGGTGAATATAACAAGCAAAATTTTGTGCCGATTAGATTAGATACCTATGAATACAACGCTATGAAAAAAGATATTAATACTATGAAACTTAATGCTGGTTATGGTAAAAAAACTATATTAGAAAGTATGGAAGCATATTTAAAAACTGATAGATATTTAGATGCTAAACGTATTGTTGATGAATTTGGTTTAAAAAGTGAACAAGGTTCAATAGCAGCTAATAATATTTTTTATGAATTAAGTGCAATAAATAAAAGATATATACAACGAGGAGAATATAATCATATTAATAAAAAATTCTCAAAAGAAGAACAAAGAGGTATATTGAATTATAAAAGAGGAATACAAAAAGATTATAATAATCTTATAAGAAGACCCTCTTTAAACGAGTAACATGGCTACTAACACAACAGCTACCTCACAAAATCATAATGGTACAGGTAGTCAAAATAACTTTGCTATAAGTTTTGCTTTCTTAGCCAATACTGAAGTTGATGTAACAGTCGGAGGTGTTCTTAAAACATTAGGTACTCACTATAATATTGTAGGATCTGAAGTACAATTTACTTCTGGTAATACCCCTCCAAGTGGTACAGGTAATGTTAAATTTACTAGAGATACAAATATCAGTACAAAGAAAGTAGATTTTAAAGATGGTAGTGTTTTAACTGAAATAGATTTAGACACCAATAGCGACCAGGTATTATTTGCTCAACAAGAAATTACAGATAAATTAGGAGGAATTGAAGAAAATGCTACCGCAGATCAGACAGATGCGGAGATAAGAACTGCGGTAGGTAATGCAAGTGACAGTAATATTTTTACAGATGCACTAAAAAGTAAATTAGATGCAATAGAAGCTAATGCAACCCAAGATCAAACCGCAGGTGAGATAAGAACACTTGTTGAAAGTGCTAGTGACAGCAATGTGTTTACTGATGCAGACCATACTAAATTAAATAATATAGAAGCTAATGCAACTGCCGATCAAACTAACGCTGAGATAAAGACAGCTTATGAAGCAAACTCAGATACAAATGCTTTTACTGATGCAGAGAAAACAAAACTAGCAGGTATATCGGCTGGTGCAGGAGCAACTTCATTTGCTGCGTTAACAGATACCCCTGCAAACTTTAGTGGAGCAGGTGGTAAAACTGTAAAGGTAAATAGCGGAGCAAATGCTTTAGAGTTTGTAGATCAAATATCAGATGTTGTAGGAGATACTACACCGCAGCTAGGAGGAGATTTAGATGTACAGACGAGAGAGATAAATACATCACAATCTAATGCAAATATAAAATTAAATCCTAATGGCTCTGGTGCAGTAGAAGTAAAAGGTGATGGTAGTAGTAATAATGGAAAGGTACAACTTAACTGTTCACAAAATAGTCATGGTGTAAAAGTAGAATCCCCAGATCATTCTGCTGGACAGTCTTATACTATGAAGCTACCTGATAACCAGATAGCTGCTGATAAGATTTTAAAGGTTAAAAGTATTAGTGGATCTGGTGCAACTGCTATAGGACAGTTGGAGTTTGCGGATGCTGGAGGTGCTGGTGCTACTGGAGGTGGAACAGATCAGGCTTTCTTCGAGGGAGATCAGACTGTTACTACTTCTTACACATTGACAGCAAATAAAAATGCTATGGCTATATCGCCTACAATAGCTTCAGGTGCAGTTATAACCGTGCCAAGTGGTGCAATCCTTGTTATTCTTTAATTATGCCAGTAACAATTAACGGAAACGGAACTATTACAGGAGTCTCAGTAGGAGGACTTCCAGACGGTATTGTTGATACCGATATGCTTGCTGCTAATGCTGTAACAGATGCAAAAGAAAATTTAAGTGGTACTGCTAAAGCATGGGCTAATTTTGATGGCACTGCTTCATCTAATCACATAAGATCAAGTTTTAATGTTAGTTCAATAACTGATGAAGGAACAGGGGAATATCAAGCAAATTTTAATAACGGTTTTTCTAATACAAACTATTGTGTTGTAACAGGATTTAATTCATATCATTGGGGCAGTGGAGATATGAGATGGCCTTTGGCAGTTAGGGCTATAAATACGGGTAATGCAAAGTTTTACTGTAGACAAGTTTCTAATGGAGGAAGCTTCGTTGACACCTCTTATGCCCTTTTTGCTGTTTTTGCTTCTTAACTATTATGGCTAATTCTGATAAACGTATAATTTATACAAGAGATGATGGAAGGCTTGTAATTGTTATTCCTACAGATAATTGTGGTTTGACAGTTGAACAGATACAAGCAAAAGATGTTCCTAGCGGAAAAGCATCCTATATTGTAGATAAATCTCAAATTCCTACAGATAGGAGTTTCAGAAATGCTTGGACTTATACGGAGTAAATTATGGGGTTCGGTATAGACATGGCAAAAGCTAGAGAAATTCATAAAACTAATATAAGAAATGCAAGAGAACCAAAACTTGCAGAACTTGATATTGAGTTTCAAAAAGCATTAGAGACATCATCTAGTACTACTGATATAGTTAGTAAGAAGCAAGCACTAAGGGATGCCCCTGCGGATTCTGCCATAGCTTCTGCCTCAAATGAAGCTGAACTAAAAGCACAATGGAACACTTCTATTCTTGGTACTTCTCCTTATAGCTAATTATGAGCCAGATCAAACTAAAACATAGCGGTGGTAATTCAGTAATTATAGCTGCACCAGATAGTAACCCTGCATCTGATCGCACTCTTAAATTACCTAGTGATGGTGATGGTACTATCCTTACTTCTAACTCTTCTGTAGGTAAAATTCTTCAAGTTGTTTCAACAACTAAAACAGATACAGCATCACATTCTGTTGGTGTGGGGTCTGTTTCTGGTGATGTTATAACGACTTCAATTACTCCATCATCAGCATCTAACAAAATTTTAGTGATATGTAGCATATGGGTTGGTACTCCTGACGAAGGTGCGTACGGAACTTTTTATAGAGGTGGTTCTGTTATAACAGCCGCTACAGGTGATTCAAATAGTAATAGACAAAGAGTTTCAGTAAATAGTTTTGTTATTAACGACAATAGATCCACAGAGCTTAATAAAACATTTTTAGATTCTCCTTCAACTACGAGTTCTACGACTTATTCAGTAAGAATTGGAGGAAGTAAAGATGGAACTACAACTTATTATGTTAATAGACCATATCAATGGGCAGATGATAATAGAAGAGCTACAGGTATTTCAACACTAACCCTTATGGAGATAGCAACATAATGGCTATCTCTTATAATTAAGGAAAAACACTATGGCACTAGATCACGAAGCTATTTACAAGGCATACGCAGGCACAGTTGTTTCTATTGATGACTCTGCTGGTGCGTTTGACGCAAGCGGTAATTCAGTAACTCTTGAGCAATCTAAAATAGATGCTGCAAGAGCTGAACTTAATACTGCTGCTGCTGCTATTAAGTACCAAACTGATAGAACAACTGATGGTGAAACAACCTATGCTTCTATAGGAGATCAGTTGGATATGTTATACAAAGATATAGTAGCTGGAACTGTTACTACTTCTGGTACATGGGCTACTCACATCAAAGCTGTAAAAGACGCTAATCCAAAACCATGAGTGAAATCAAAGTAAATTCGATAAAAGGGGTAGGAGCTAGTGCTGCTGCTATTACCGTAAATAATTCTGATGGAACGTGTACTGCCAATATTACTAATAACCTAAGTAACAGACGACTCACAATCAACGGAGATATGAGAATAGCCCAACGTGGTACGTCATCTACTTCAACAGGAGTTGTAGCTGTAGATAGAGTTAGAACCTATCATGTAAGTACTGACGAAGCTCCTACCTATTCACAAGTAGATGTTGCAAGTGGAACAACACCATACAGTTTAGGATTGAGAAAAGCTTATAGAGTCACAAACGGAAATCAAACAAGTGGTGTTGCTGCTACTAATCAAATTCAACTTGATTACTTAGTAGAAGCACAAGATTTAGCTTGTTCTGGTTGGGATCATAAATCACCTTCAAGCTTTCTAACTTTATCTTATTGGGCAAAATCAAGCGTTGCTCAAGAATTTAAAGCACAGATGCGAACTGTAGATGGAACTCCCAAAAACTTTGCTTATTCTCTTGGATCTTTAGCTGCTAATACTTGGACAAAAGTAACAATACTTATACCCGGAAATTCCAATTTACAAATAGATAATGATAATGGAACAGGTTTAGAAATAGGTCTATTTAGTCAATGGGGAACTAACCTTACAGCAAATAGTGTTTCAGAAAATGCTTGGGGTGCTTATAGTGGCTCAGCAAGAACTCCAGATCAAACTTTAACATGGTACACAACAAATGATGCGACATTTGAAATTACAGGAGTTCAATTAGAAGTAGGCAGCGTGGCAACAGATTTTGAGCATAGGTCATTCGGTCAGGAGCTTGCTTTATGTCAGAGGTATTACTATAGAGTCGGATTAAATCAAGGAGTATATTATGGTGGAGATTATGGAATAGGATTTACTGATAATGACAATAATAACATCTATATTAGAACAGAATTTCCAACTCAGATGAGGATAGCACCAACTGCTGTTGAACAAACTGGTGATGCTGGTGAATATAAAGTTAGAAGAGATACCACAAAAACTTGTAGTAGTGTTCCTACTTTTTCTCAAGCGACTGCTTGGGCAGCTAAGACCAACTTCCCATCATCAGGTCATGGTTGGGGGACTGCTACGCCTGTTTGGGGTCAAACAGGAAATTCAGATTCATTTTTAGCTTGGAGTGCAGAATTATGACTTACAAATTACTATACACAGATTCAGATACAGGTAAAAAAATATACAAGAAAGTAAGTGCTGATGGGAAATCATACTCATCATGTTCAGAAGATAATCTAGATTTTAAAGCATGGGTAGCAGAGGGAAACACAGCCGAAGCTGCTGATTAATTAGTCTTATGTTGCATCTGCCTTGTCATAAGGCTCATAGTGACATACAAAGGTGCTAGTGCCATAATTCCTACAAAAGTTATTATGGTGACAGGTACTAAGGCTCTAGCAAAAGCTTCTCTCATAATATGGATGAAATATACTACCCAAACCTACCAGATACAAACTATATACTCAATCCTCCTAAAACAATTTTTTATCCCCCTGTAGCGGAGATACCTTATTTAGATCCAGTTCTTTTACCGAGTCTGGAACAAGTTCAATCGGGTTTGGCAGAAGAGAAGGCAAATACTTCTTCAAAAGAAAAGGAGCAAGACGAGGAAGTAACAGGTATAAAGCAAGAAGTGATCCCAACGAACCTGCCAAAAAACTTAGAAAATACTTCAACAGAAGAACCTATAGCTACTTTTAATGTACCGTTCTTTGGTGATTTTCCAATACCTGCACCAGAAGTTATAGCTTCTAGTGTTATAGCAGCAGGTACAGCTAGTGTTGTAAGTGTTGCAGGTGGTGTTGCTATGCAGGCTGTAGTAGGACAAATAAAAAAGATATTTAAAAAAATTATTACTAAAGTTTTAAAGAAAGAAGTAGCTAATGTAAAGGAAAAAATGACAGAGAAAAAAGATAAGCTATAATAACTAATACGAGGTAATCTCCAAAATCCTAACGGACTAGGTTGACAATGCCTCTACTAAACAAGGGAAGCTGTAGGCACACTAGCTAGATCTAGTCCCTGTTCGAGGACGATCCCTTGTACTAAACAAAGGAAGCTGTAGGCATATTGGCTCGATTCAATCTCTGCTCGAAGATGATCCTTTGTTTTATAAGTATTGGAAGCTGTAGGCAAGTTAATTAAATTTAACCTCTGACCGAAGATGATCCAGTACTTATTTTTTTGTCTTAAAAAGGTTGGGATTAGCTTTTACATAACTTCTTATATTTATTACATCACTACAAAGACCTGCATAAGGTGATTTAGGATTAATCATATAACCGCTTGCATGAAGCTGTGAACACTTTAAAACTCTCACTAATTGCTTATCATGCACTTGCTTTGATAATTCTTCTTTGGCTAGGTCTAGCTTTACTTTTGCTAGATCCTCACACGTTTGATTACTACCGCCTAATGGAATCATAAAACTCATTTGTACCCCCCAACCTTCATTGATGCTATAAGTTTCTTCTCCTTGAGCATCATTACCTGTATAAAAAGGAGTTACAGCCATTGTAGGTTGACTGCAAACCAAGTTCCCAAACTGTTGTTTGCCTGTCATTCCATTATTGATATTCATATTCTGATTAATTATTGATGAATTACCTACAGCATTAGGTTGAGCCTGTACATTTGTATCGCCTTCGGCTCTTGCTTTATTACTGACTAAAGACAGA